GCCCATCACACCCTTAACGATCGGATATAACTGTGGGCATTTTCTCAAGACAAGTCACGAAAGCGGCAGTCTCACCCGTTGACGAATCCCATAAGGCCGCAGCTGCTGGATCGTACGGCACATACAAATCCAACCAGGGCGTCAATTTCATTGGGCAGTATTTCGCGTATTACGAAGGCGACGCCCGTAACCGTGCTAACTCGGTTCCCACGTTAAGTCGAGCGCGTGACCTTCTCGCCTCAGTTATCTCATCCACAAAATTGGAGATGTATAACGAAGTTTGGAATGACACCGAAAAAGAAATGGAATGCGTTTATATCGCACCGCGTTCATGGTTGCGTCAACCCGACCCCACGATCCCCTACGCCACACTTATGGCATGGACATTGGACGATCTTTTCTATTACGGCCGCGCATTTTGGTTTATAACCAGTCGCACCGCTGACGGTTTCCCTGCATCGTTTACGCGTTTGCCAGCAGGGTCAGTCAATACGCAAGATCAAGCAGGTCCTGTATGGTTCGCACCTTCTAAAGAAGTGTATTTTCAAGGCGGAATGATTGACCCGAACGATCTAGTGCAATTCATTAGCCCCGTTCAAGGAATCATTTACACATCGCAAACCGCTATTGAAACTGCACTCCGTGTCGAAGCCTCGCGCTATCGCAATGCGGAAAGCCTTTTGCCATCGGGTGTTTTGATGCAAACAGGCGGCGAGCCCCTGTCGGCCCAAGAACTTGCCGACCTTGCTACTTCTTTTAACTCTGCTCGCGTTAACAACCAAACTGCTGCACTTAATGAGTTCCTTAAGTACGAGGAAACTAAGGCGCTACCGGACAACATGTTGATGATTGACTCCGCAGACTTCAGCGGTAAAGAAATGTGTCGCCTTGGAAACATCCCGTTTTACTTGGCTGGTTTTGACATTGGCTCGTACCAATACACGACTTCGGCTGGTGCTCGTGAGGATCTGCTGTTATTTGGCGCACGTCAGTATCTTGATTGTGTGTCAGGCACCTTGTCAGGCAACAATGTCACCCCGCGAGGCACATATATCAAGTTTGATATTGACTCCTATTTGGAATCAATGATGAAAGACGAAACGATGTCCGAAACTCCCGACATGACAGAAACTATTGAGGAGACGAATTCATGAAACTAACTCTGTCCGCAGGTTTTGCCGTTGATGTTGAAGCCGCAGCTGGTGAAACACCAACGCGCACCATCTCAGGTATTGCAGCACCTTACGGTGTATCGGCAACAGTCAGCGACGGCACCTCAGTCCAGTTCGCACCAGGCTCGTTGCCCATTGACGGTAAAGCACCAAAACTGTTTATGTATCACGACTCATCGCAACCCGTCGGACTTGTCACTTCACGCACCGAAACCCCCGAAGGCATGATGTTTAGCGCCAAGATTGCTGACACCGTTGCAGGGAACGAAGCGTTACAACTCGCCAAAGAAGGCGTCTTAGACAATGTTTCGGTTGGTGTAGACGTCATTAACTCGTACCGTGAGGACGACGGAACAATGGTTATCACCTCAGCCGTATGGCGCGAGTTGAGCCTTGTCCCCATACCTGCCTTTAGCGGTGCTACTATCACAGATGTGGCCGCTTCAGCAGACACAACTCCCGACGAAATCTCAGTAACAGAACCACAAGTCGAGGAGACAACCATGTCGGAACATATCGAAGCCGCAGCACCTGAAGCCGCGCCAACCGCACCCACCATTTTCGCATCAGCAAAGAAGGCTCCGCGCCTTCCTTCGGCTGGCGAGTGGATGGCCGCTTTCCACCAAGGCGGAGAAACTTTCGCCAAGGTGAACTCATCGGTTAACGATTGGAAGGCTGAGAACCAGTCAACCTACGAAGCAGCTGCTGGCGATGTCGCCACGACCAACACCCCAGGCTTGCTCCCCGTGCCGGTACTTGGACCGTTGGTGCAAAATATCAACTTCGTCAGGCCTGTCATCAACCGTCTTGGCGCTCGCGCTTACCCTGACAACGGTCAGCAAAAGACTTTCGTTCGTCCGACCATCACGACCCACACCTCAACCGCTGCACAGTCCGCAGAGTTTGACGCAGTGTCGGCAACCACGATGGTGATCGCCTCAAATACGATCAGCAAGACCACCGTTGCCGGTCAGGTTTCGTTGTCAATGCAGGACATTGACTTCACGTCACCTGCAGCAATGGAACTCATCATGGCTGACCTCATGGGCGAACTCATGCTCAAGACCGACGACATTGCAGCCGACGCACTTCTCACCGCTGCAACATCATCGGGCGTATGGGACCTCACCGCAGTTGACTTGATGAAGTCGCTTTACGACGCCGCAGTTGACGTCAGCAACGGAACCAACTTTTTCCCAGACACCTTGTTCGTCTCGCCAGACGTGTGGGGCCAGTTGGGTCAAGTAGTTGACGCAAGCAACCGTCCGTTGTTCCCGTATGTCGGTGCACCTGGTCTCGCAGGACAGAACGCACTCGGTGGCGGAAACGCAACCACATGGGTCGGCTCCAACCCACTCGGACTTGAAATCGTCGTTGACAGCAATTTCGCTGCCAAGACCATGATCGTGACTAACGCTTCCAAGGCATTCGAATACTACGAATCAGTACGCGGAATCCTAAGCGTTGAGCAGCCTGCAACCCTCAGCCGTTTGTTCTCGGTCCATGCTTACTGCTCAACTTTCGCAGCAGTGTCCAGCATGATCCGCAAGATCACCCAGGCTTGATCGGAGGTCGCTATGGCAGCGACTTACACACTTCAAACAGCGGTCATCGTTCCTGGCTATGTCACCGTTCAAACGCTGACACCAAACGAAATCGTCGTCGGTGCATCCATAACCGTCGCAGGATGGGCCGTCGCATACAACGGAGTCAAATCTGTTTATGCGATGCCCCAATTCCTGCCAATCAATGTTGACACCGAAGGTCTTATCGAATACGACTATTCGTATCCGTTAGAGAACGCGGTCATGTGGGCTGAGTCTCAAACTCCAATGGAGTTGCAGGCCATCACCGGCACGATCACTTTTGACCAGACCTGCACTTGGATCACAGGTCCGCAAATAAGCACTTACCTCGGAATCACGACAAGTGGTGACGAAACCGCTTTCCTTGTTCAATGCGCAGCTGCTGCAAACGCGTTCTGTTTTAGACGTCGCCAAGAGTCGGGTTACATTGACTCGCTCACAACTTCGCCTGGTGGAGATGTCACCCTCGGTACTTTGATGTATGGGTCAGCGTTATTTAGACAGCGTGGGTCGGTTGACCAGTTCGCGTCGTTTACTGACATGGCGTCAGCGCCCGTTGTGGGGCTCTCAGGCATCGTCAAACAGTTGTTAGGCATCAACAGACCACAGGTCGCCTGAAATGGCTTACACGGACTTTTTGAATGAGGCCCTAGATGATCTCGTCACTACTCTCCAAACTATTTCGGGCCTGCGTGTCGTTAACGATCCTAGGAACATTGCTCCACCTTGCGCTTTTGTGGATGCTCCATCCGTCGAGTCGTTCAACTACAACATCGTCAAAATGACTTTCCCCGTGACCCTGATCAGTAACGGCCCAGGCAACCTTGACGCACTGCGTCAGCTGCTGAACCTGACGTCTGCTCTGGTCACCAAAAATGTTGCGGTCATGTCAGCCTCACCAAAAGTTGTCACGGTTGGCGGCGCTGATTATGCCGGATACGAACTCATCATCCCGATACAAGCACAGAACGGATAAACCAATGGATCGTTACATTATTTCAAGTATTCGAGTCGGCGAGATCGGCACACCTTTTGTTGCTGGCCCGTCTGATGACATTGAGTGGTTGCTCGCTGGCGGTTTCATTCAGCGTTCCGACACCCACCCGAGCAAAGGTGCTAAATTAGCGACGAAGCCCGACGCGACCAAAAACACAAAGGATTGATCCGTCATGGCAACTTCAACATATCTTTCAAACCCAGTCATCTCTATCGGTGCCGTTGACATCTCAGATCAGTGCACCGCCGCAACTTTGACGCAGACAATCCAAGAACTACAGGCAAACGCTTTCGGTTCAACTGCGGTCGCATACGTCGGTGGTTTGCAAAACAACTCTTTGACTCTTGACCTTTACTGGTCAACTGCTGCATCGGAAACCTACGCGACCTTGAAGTCGCTTGTCGGCACTGTTATCACAACCGTGACCATCAAAGGTTCATCGGCCGCTACCAGCGCAACAAACCCCATGGGCACACTTACAGGCAGTTACCTTCCTTCGCTACCTGTCGTGTACACGCTCGGCGAATTGAGCACCTGCTCCATCACCCTTATGGGCGGCACGTTCGCCTGGTCTGAATCCTGATCTAAAACCTCAACAGAAATGAGCCCGACATGAAGTTAACGATCCGATTCGACATCGGTTACGGCTACGCCACCATTACGACAACGCTTGCCACGCTTGTCGCTTGGGAACGCAAGTTCAAAATGAAAACCAGTGACCTTGCCGACAATTTTGGTATGGAGGACATGGCGTTCATGGCATGGCACTCAGCCAAATCACAGACCGAACACGGCCAGTCCATCCCCGTGGAGTTTGAGTCATTCGTCAACAAACTTGTGGACATCACGATCGTGAACAGTGAAGCGGGAAAAGTTATCCCAGCGGAAGTTTCCGCCACTCCCTAGCGCAGCTGCTAGTCCTCACAGGGTACTTCCCAAATGAGGTAGAGTTTGATGTTGACGACCTCTCGACAGTCGCTGAGATTCTAAAGGAGAGGAACAAATGACGATCCAAGTTCAAGGACTCGAATCTACTTTGAAGGTCCTCCAAAAGATTCAGCCTGAAGTTAAAAAGCAGTTCTTTAAGGACGCTAAAAAGATTCTTAAGGTTGCCGTGGATGAGGCTAAAAGTCTGTATCCGGCAGAGGACGCAACTAAAAACAATGGTGGTTTGCCGTCTGGTCTGAGTCGTGCTTGGGCTCCTGGTGGTCGTCCGTTGTTCCCTTATGTTCAAGACAAAGCCGTTAGAGGCGTAAAGATTGAGACGTCACTTTCTAAAAAGAAAGACGCAATCCTCAACATTGTTCAAAAGGACGGAGCCGCTTCAGTTATTGACTATGCAGGCTTAAACAACAACAACGCTTTAGGTCGTGCTTTAAACGGTTTGGCTAACAGACCTCGCGTTATGTGGCGTGCCTACGAAAACAACGCTGGAGCCATTGAAGCCGAAATGAAACAGTCTGTGGATGAGGTCATGGCCCGAATCAATCAATTGCAGAAGGCGGTGTTTCTCTAATGGCTATTCGAATCCCAATTATTACCGACCTTCAAGACAAAGGAATCAGGGACGCTAAAAAGGCTTTTGGTGATTTTAAGACTGCCGTCAATAACGCTGAAGGTGGGCTAGGAAAGTTTAAGGCTGGCTCCACTGCAATTTTTGATGCGGTCAAAGCCAACGCAGTTACTTTTGGTATTGCTGCCGGAGCCGCCGTTGTCGGTTTCGCTAAGGAATCAATTACTGCGTTTCAGACTGTCGCTTTAGAAGCAGGCAAGTTTGCTGATGCCACAGGTCTGGCCGTTGAGGACGCATCACGCTATATTGAAGCTGCTGGTGATATCGGTGTTCCGATTGATGCCGTTGAGGGTGCTATCGGTCGCCTCAACAAAACGATCGGTGCAGATCCAGACAAAGTTCGTGACCTTGGCGTTGACCTTGTGTATCTGCGTGATGGTTCGTTGGACGTCAACGAGACTTTCTTAAACACTATTGACCGTCTCAAAAAGATTAAAGACCCAGCAGAGAAAGCGAAGGTTGCTGCACAGTTGCTCGGTAAGGGCTGGCAGTCAATGTCAGAACTCATTGAGATGGGTGCAGGCGATCTTAAGACTGCGCTCAAGAATGTTGGCGACGCACAGGTCGTTGATGCTGACGAACTAAGGAAAGCCAAAGAGTTTCGTGACACGATGGACGACTTTGGTGACAAAGCCAAAGCGTTAGCAATTAACTTTGGTGAGTTCCTAATTCCGATCATCACAGACATTGTTGAACTTATTGACAAGACCGTCACAGGTCTTGGCGACATGTACAACTATTTGCAAAAGCAGTGGAACAAAACTTACTTTGCAACCGTTTGGGACGACATTGGTGACACTGCCGAAATGGTCGTTGATGATATTCAACAAGGTTTCAAAGACCTTTTCAGCATGTTTTCGGACAAAAAAGAAGTCATTCCTGTTTTTGCAGAAAATATGGCCCTGGCTCGTGAGGACGCCAAAACTTTTAAGACAGCCATTCAAGATGCACGCAACCCGTTGAACGAACTCAAGACCGCTGCAGATAATGCCACCATTGCAATCGTTAACGCTGACACCGCATGGAAAAACCTGACCGGGTCATTGGATCGCGAAGTTGCACTCGACAACGCCAAAATTGATCTTGCTGAACTTGAAGCCGCCGCTGCTAAAGCGTTTGGCACTGGGGCCCAAGCCGACATTGATGACTACGAAGAAAAACTAGCAACATACGCAGGTGTGCTTGCTGGTATCTCGGGCACGATGGACGGCATCTCATCCAAAGAAATCTTGTTTAGGTTTAAGACTCAAGGTCCAGCGGCTGCGCTTGATTTGGCTAATTGGATTGCTCGTGGTGCCGAGTACGGTGGTCTCAGCGCAGTGGACGCTTTAGGTTTAGCAGGCATTTCTACACTTCCGCGCAGGGCTATGGGTGGCCCTGTTATGGGTGGCGGTTCGTATCTTGTGGGTGAGCGCGGGCCCGAGTTGTTTACGCCTTCCACATCTGGAAACATAACGCCCAACGGGGCTATGGGAGGCAACACGATCACGATCAACGTCAACGGAGGCGACCCACGCGCAGTAGTTGACTCTTTGCGTAAATATATGCAAACTCACGGAGCTGTACCTATTCGCATCGGCGGAGCCTAATGCCGTACACGACGCCAGTAGTTTCCTATTCGGCAACGATTGACGGGACTTATACTGCTTTGACTGGCGTCCAGTCCGCGGTCATCACACGCGGTCGGCAACGGTTCCAAGACCCACCACAACCGCTAAGCCTCAGTTTAGAATTAATACCTGCTAACAGCTACGCGTTACCTTTAGCGCGTGGACAGTTTATTGATGTTCGCGCTACGTCGTCGGCTAGTTCAGACGGCTATTTTCAAGGGCAGATTA